AGCTTTACCAAACATACCGTATGCAGTTGAGTTTGGACTGGTTATCTGCTGTTGCTGCACGTAAATGCTGAGACCTAGATCATCAAGCAAGGCGCTATCGGTAGCAGTGATCTTGAGCTTATTAAGGGCGATCAGGCTATCAGTTGATATGGTCAACGCATTGTTTTCGCTGCTAGCAGACACACCCGGAATATTAGACTCGTTAATGACTAACGTTATAGTGTCTAGGTCGTCGCCGTTCTGTATCTCAACCCAGCTATCATTTATTATCAAGTAAGCTGAGACGCTTGCAGTTGGGTTAGTGACCGTGCCTGTTATCGTTCCGTAGAATCTACCCTGGTTGACGAATCTAAATACGCTTCCGGCATTTACCTTGTCGCTTCCTACGTCTTCAGACGGTGCACCTATGTAGACTGAGCAGTTGCTTGGGCACATCTTTATGCTGTAACCAAAGTTTGCACCAGCTTCTGGAACATCAGCAGTCAATCTCGCAGTTTCTACGATTTGATTGTTTTCAATGACGATCTGCGATCCTACTATCGGAGCATCGATGAACAAGACGTCACCGGAGGACACAGTATATTCACCTATGCCGTAGCCTGTTTCAAGTATCACTAACTCGCCTTCTACGTAAGTGCGTGGCAAGCTTGGATTATAAAAATCTGGAGATGCTGTGTTATCTAGTATGTTTGCAGTGAACAAGCTAGTGTTGCCATCAGCTGCATAGTATATCGCAGTCCTATCGTAGACATATGCTGCACCTGCATTTGCACGAGCATTGACTGTCTTGTTAGGTGCGCCTACCAGCAATCTCCTACCATCTTCCGTAAAATCTAAGCTAGCGCCAAATCGATCACCTGTAGTATTGTCACTAGATGTAAACGCTTCGACCAATTCATAGTATGATCTCTGATCAACTACAACGGTTTCGTCATCTGCAGGTGCAACCATCAAGGTAATCGAATCACCAGACACTGTGAAATCTCTGAATGGTATCAGCAGGACACCTTCTACAGAAACTTTTAGCTGATATGGGCTAGTAACGCCTGCGCTGTCACCTGTTAGCGTAAAGGTATCAGTGCTGCCATCACCAACGAACTCTTGCGTTGGCGTGCCCCTGGATACAGTGATCTCGATCTGCACGTCTGAAGAAGGCACATCGCTGAATACTACCGCACCAAGGTTTAGATCCCAGTTTATGGTGCTGCCATCCAATGCAATCTGCGGAAGATCCTCACCGTCGACTGCAACCTTGACCGAGTTAACATCCTGAGGAGATGCTGCTAGACCAGTTAGCAAGAACGATACCGTAGATCCATCACCAGCAAATGACTGCGTGTATGGAGGTAACGATACTTTTTCCCTGAGCTGATACAGATAAACATAACCACCATCTATGTCTGGTTGTCCAATAGCTAACCATGCACCGTCATCGCTCTGTGCGATGGCACTACCAAAGTTACCACCAACATCTAGATCGTAAGGCGGTATGACCTGCTCTGTTATGAAGCTGCCGTTGACTTCAGATGTCTTGACTATGAAGACATATCCAGTGCTGCTGTTGCTACCTGGTGCAGCGATGACTCCGAATCCGTTGCTGCTAACAGCCACAGATTGTCCAAATTGCGAGATACCTGTGCTGGCCGGCGCAATGATGACATCGGCTGCTAGGTTTTCGCTGCCTTCGAGGAACTTGTAAGAGTAAACCTTCTGATCGCCTGGTTGTCCGACTAACAAGAACTTGTTGTTGTTATCAGTGTCTAAGCTGTCACCAAACGCACCGTTGATCGTAGCAGCAGGACTGATGATTAAGCTAGCAGGATCAAATGGATAAAAATTACCTGCGTTAGAATATATCTGCTTTTTCTCGTAGACTGTCCAACCTTGCTCAGTTACGTTATCGATGAAAAGCTTGTCTCCGGTCTTCCATCCGGTTACTGGTTCAGTTCCTGCTACCTCTGAGCTGTTGTCATATCTAAAGCTATTCAGCTTATAGAACTGACCTGAGAGCTTGATCTCAGGCACCGATGCAAAGTTAGTAACGACATTTACCGTGGTGTTGCTTATCACTGAGTCAACACGATAGAATCCGCTGTAAGAAGGTGTATTGTTGCTAGTCTTGATGAAGAAATAGTCACCTACCGATAATCCATGATTACCGTTCATCTTGATGGTAGCAAGACCAACGCGATTGATGCTGATGCTTCTTAATCTGATGCCTGTCTCAGATATCCTCAGTATGTCCCAGAGATTGTTCTGATTGCTAGCCACCCATATGTAATCTCCGCTTCCAGCTTGAGAAGCATCAATGGTAGTATTCATGGTAGCTAAAGTAGGTGACGTATAATCTACGTCATCTAAAAGAGCATAACCTGCTGATGGGAGATCGGTTGGCAAGCTATCAACTGATCTTGTTTTCAACCAATCCTTGTTCCATGGCTGAGATTTGACCCATATGTCATTCCTTTTATAGCTGTATATGCCGTCAGTAGGTTGATCGTTGTCAGCTAAGAATTCTATTACGATTGGATCTCTGTTAGCAGCAGTCTCATCAAGGTTGATCTGCAATAGCTCTCTGTTACCATAAGCGCCGTATTGACCAGCCCTGACCGCCCATTCTTCAAAGTAATTCACCGTGCCATCAAAGTTATCTAGCTTAGCACGCAGAAGCTTATCAAGGCTATTCTTTGAGCCTTTCTGCGTGATCATTCCCTGATAGAACTTGGCCTGGCTCGTATCGCTGATCTGTAGATCTTCAAAATAGTTACGTGGACGAAGACCAATCAATCCCTTGCCTAGCCTATCTGCATCTAGCTCGAGATTAACTGCATCAATGTCATAGTATGACTTGCTTAGGCCAGCACGATTAGCAAGATTTGGCAGCAAGCCTTTCTTGACTTGTGTGTAATCGCTCTTTAACCAAACCTTGAAGTCAAATTCTGCACTGCCAGGTATGTTTTCGCTTGCAGTCCAATATGCATTCTTAAACAGGACTATCTCGCCCTTGTAGTAGTTCTTGCCCTGTTGCCATTCTTCGATGTTGTCATCGTTGATTATGAAGCCAGCAGCACTAAAGCTACCATCCCAGTCGCCCGTCTTGAATCCAGTCAACTTGAGCCTGTACTGCCTTGCACCTATCTTAGGATCATATATCACGTCGGCGAATCTAGTAAAGTTGTTAATGACCATGACGTGTTCATAAGACACGACGTCGATATCTAGCAGATAAATTCCTACATTATCGTTTGTTTCTAGGCTAAACAGTCTGCCTTTTCTGCTTACCTGATAGTTCTCAGATCGCAGTATCTTGAAGTCTTCTGACAGGACTCTGCTGCCAGAAATCCTGTTCGTGAGTCCATCAACAACACCTAGATCTGATTGGAAATTGATCTTGCTGCCTACAGGGCTGATGCTGATAGCTACATCCTGATCCCATCCCTGCTGCACATAGAACATGAACTCTCTTGCAGCGAGATCCCAGTCCTTGTAGAAAGCAGCATCTTCATCTAGCTTATCTATGAATAAGAAGCCCTTTGAAGTGAGCCATCTACCGTAGCTGATCAAGAAGTCAACTACCTGCTCTACAGATAGGAATTCAGTGCCGTAAGGCACATCTACCAAGTAGCCGGTACCGTCTAGATATTTGGTAGCAGTTAGCCCGCCTACCTTTATCTGGTCTCTCCTTCCAGAAGTTGAGCTAGTTTCTATGGTAAAGTACGGACTGTTATCATCGTAACCATTCACGCTGTATCCTTCAGCAGTCTTGGTAACGATGACACCACTGTATGATATGGTAGTGAGCGGCGCGCTCTTGTTGATCACGAGCTGATAATCTTCATCAGGCACGGTCACGCTAGCGTTGGTGCTGCCAGGGCTTGCTTGATCAGCATATATCTTGAGATACTTCTTATCAGTATAGCCGCCAACCTTGTAGGCTAGCTGCACGTTAAGGTTCCTAAGCTTATCACCAACTGCTATCGATCTATCTAGTCCCAATGACACTGCATATTCTGTCACATAAGACCATATACCATGGGATCTATAGATCTCGCCAGTCGTTGGATCAATCTCGCCATGCACGAGCGTCTGGGCTAGCTTTCTGAGGCCAGTGTCCTTGTAAACCCACTGCGTGTTATCTGGGCCAAACTCCTTGGCGACCTGCCTATTTCTATCTAAGTTAGCTCCAAAATATTCTGCTGGATGCATCAGTGCCATAGCTATCTGCAGGACGAAAGGATATTCTGAGCTCTGCTTCCATGCTGTTTCGACAGGACCGCCGTCGCCAAACTTATATTGTCCGCTGACGTCTAGGCTGTTATAGTCCTTGACTATGCAGTCAAGAGGGCTAAGTGTTTCACCTGATTCGTTCACAGGTATGATGTTTATCAAACCTGGACGCTTGTATCTTTCATCAATGCCTTGCCTGTCGCCATCTACTATTCTACCTGCTTCTAGATCATCCCACAGAACCTTGTTACCCCTAGTGTAAGGTGCCTCACCATAGTAGTACACCCACCAGTCTGGACGCTGGCTAAAGCCTAGCATCTCCCAAGGTCTGAGTTGAGGTGCGTCAGTGTCAAAGTAATGCTTGTAGATTCCTCTCCAATAAGCAGCGGGCATTGGAGCACTGTCGACCCTGCTGGTCGTCCTAGAATAGTTCCAGGTATAAGCATCGTTGCTATCAAAGTTAGAAAGATCGCTAGCACCAAGGCCGTTCTTGCCTAACCATGCATTAAACCTTGTGCTTAGTATCTGATCAAACTCTGCCTTGCTGTATTCTGTGTTCCTAAACGCGCCTGGTAGATAGCTCCTTATGTCAAAGAGAGCATCATCATGATTTACTTTTAGATTATTGTAAACCCTGCGCTCGTACTCAAGCAAGATCTCGTCTCTGTGGTCACCAAACAGAGCAGTCAAGCTACCATCGTGTCCTCTTAGGACTTGGCGAGGATTAGCATCGTGGCCGTCTGTTATGATCATTGGCGTGTAAGCTTGATGCAGTCCAAGTTTGGTAGGAGTAGGCGGTATGAAGCTACCGTCAGTTGATCTATATTCTCTTATCGTTATCACGTCGCCTGTGTTTACGATAAGCTCGCTCTTGTTGAAGAAGTCAGTAGGATCAGCCGGTATGAGCTCGACCACAGGTTGATCAGGTATGAACCTATATTCCCTGTCCTTGATCAGCAGTTGGTTGTTCTTATAGACCGTGATCGCCTTGTCAGATGCATTAACATCATCATATATGTCAGTGATGTCAAACTTGAGTAGATCAGCTGGTCGAACCACATAGGTCAACCTGTTAAAGTCTTGTCCAAAGCCTATCATATCGCTGTAGTAATATGGGAACAGCTGGTTCTTGCTGATGACCAGCTCTTGCATGATTTCATCTAGGCTAAGAACAGGATCTAGAGGATTGGTTAGAGGCATCGAATATGCCAATTCAAGCAGCTTATTCTTGAATCTTACGTATTCTCTGTGAGCAAGATCCATGCTAGCAACGAAATTGACCTGTGCATCATTGAACAAGAGATTAGCAAGATGCGTCTGTCCTAGATTCTGTACTATCTTTCCGCCGTATCTCTTGACATCACCAAGGTCGCGACTGTTGTTCTTTCCGATGTAATCACCAACAAACCCAGGAGCAGTCTCGAAAACAGAAATGATGTGGCTTCTCATCTGTCCTAGCGTGAATGATCCTAGCTCATCATTGAACGGATTAAATTCGAGATTGGTAGGTACTTCGAACACAGAATTAGAGTTAGACCTTGTGGATCTAATCTTGATGTCGATCTTGTCTCCCACTGCTAGATCGTTGTCTAACAGTAAGTATCCCTGTCCACCTTCTATCTGTATGTCAAACAATGATTGGTTCAATGAAGCATTGTTGATGCTGATCAACAAGTTGTCTAGCTCTACGAATCCGTTAGCACTGTATGGAAGAACGTTTAATGGGAACAAGTTCTTCTGATAATCAGTAGCAACATAAGTCTGTAATTGATACTGCCCTGTGTTGCCTTCTTTCTCTTGCCATTGATTGCGATACTCTACAGAACCATCATCAAGATTGCGTGGAATCTTGCTGCCAGCAATAGATTTAGATAGTGTCTTGCTGCCTGACCTATAGTTGAACGAACCAGAAGTGAGATAATCTGAGAACAGTATGTCGCCTACATTGTTTACTGTCCTGTACTTTAGTTTGATTCCTAATTCTGGATCTACTGTGCCTGATGTTCCTTCTTGGTATCCAAATATCTTAGTACCAAAGAAATCGCTTAGTGGATATTCCACAGGATCGATCAACGATGTTTCGTTGACGTCGACTAAGTGGAACAGAGGAGCTTGATTTCGCTGTAGCTTGTTCTGTCCTGATACCCAGTTTTCACCTGTATAATAGAATTGCTTTCCTTTGAAACTAAGGCCTTCTAACACTACTACAGTTTCGCCTTCGTCTACGTTATCGTCGACCAACTCTAAGTGTATCTGTGTCTCATACTTTAACAATGCAGTGACATTAGAGCCTGCTGGAGGTATAGCGCCTACAAAGACCAACGTGTCGTTGTTTTGTATAGAATACTGATAGATGGTATCGTTTGAATCAACGCCGTCGATCAATAGTCTGAAATTCAATGTGTCATAGACATCAAATCCAAGGTAATAAGAACTAGTGCTAGGATCAGTGATTATGCCTGTGCTTCTAGAATCAGTGTCGCTCTGTGGCTTGATCCAGTTGACCTTCCAAACCTTGTCCTTAACGTCTGGATCTCTGTCTGCTGCAAATATGACCGTCATTCCAGGAACCAGAGGAACGCCATCTACTAGATAGCTAGATATTCCTTCGTTGTCTGCTCTAACCGGCTTGCCTTCAACTTGGCTTAGTGCATCAGTGGTCGTGAGGTCCATGACCGTCACAGGATCTTTAGCTTTCTTTCCGAAGTCGTGTAGCTGTAGATCTGGAATGAACTCGATGATTGGTCGCTTGGCTCTTGACTCATAATCTAAAGTTGGTACTGTATTGTTGTATGATCCTGTGTCTCTGAGAACGTCCTCATGGAACCATCTGTTTATCCTAGACCATGCGTTGCTATCACGGCTTGCACGATTGATGAGGATGTATTCCTTGTCAACTGCGCCTGTGACTGATTGGTCTAGCGTGCCTTGATCAAATCCTACAGTATCAAAAGGTGTAGATATGCTGCTTAGGTATGTTTCAGGTGTTACGAGAGTTGTTTCTGGCACCAGCCTGATACCTGTGCCAACGCCTTCTACGTAATACTTGTTACCTTTGAAAGATTCAGGAGATATGTCACCAGAGAACTCAACCTTAAGTCCGTTGGTAAATCTAACACCGTTAGGACTCGTGAATTCTTTAGCACCAATGATTGATTCATCAACATATATGATGTTACCAGCGTCTTGATCGATCAGTTCGATAACGCCTTGAACATTAGGATCAATGCTGTCTTGATAATAAAGCACATCAAGATTAGCTGTCAGGTTCCTTATTAATTCTAGACCTTCTAGGCTATTGTATATCTCTCTGTTACCGTAGCTTATGCCTTCTAGTATTTCAATCTTGGTGTTAACCGGCACATCAAGATCAGGGACTAGCTTGATCAACCCGTCTGAAGTGATATTGATCCTAAAGCTTCCTGATCTATTTGCTTCTGGTACGTTATCACCCCTGTCGTAATTGAACGTATCAAAAGGTATGTCGTCTGAGTCAAACGGTGAAGGATCATACCAGTTATCTAGATCATCAAAGATCTCAAGATTGCTGGTAGTAAAAGTCCTGCCTGTCACAAAGGTGCTGAGCACTCTATATAAAGCAGAACCGTAAGTTACTAAGTCACCCTCTGCAAACTGTGTGAAAGGTTGCCAAGCTTGTGGTGTAGAATCCCTAGCTGGATCTGGAAGGAAGACTACGGTCTTGTTGTCGACGAACCTGCCGCCATCTATTCCGCCATATGTTTCGAGGACTTCGTCATACTTCTTGTACTGTAAATCAGTATATCTTAGCAATCTATTTTTCCTAGAACTGATTGCTACAAAGTTAGCACTGCCTATCTTTTCCATGGCAATGTAGAAATCTTGTGCGTTCTTTGCCGGCACGTTGAACGTGACTGTGCCTACTTCTGCACCGTTGTTCTCGACGCCAAAAACGTCTCTGACAAACAAGTTGTTCTGCCATGGTTCGCTCTCAGACAAGCCAGGCTTGGTCTGTATGAAGAACCCGTGACCAATCTGGTCCAAGCGGAAGTTATATGTGCCGCCACGAGCTAATCTCAAGCGAGGATTTGGAGTGTTGCCCACATGGCTAAATTTATAGCCATCGTTCCTAACCCTGATGGTAGGATTGAGGCTGACGCCGAATCCAATAGTATCAAAGTTATTAGATTCAAAAGTTCCGTCAACGACTTCATAGATGCTTGGTTGTGCAACATCTATGTCTAGATTGTTAGGTATAGGCACAGCATAAACAGACACAGGATCTGGGCCGTTTGGTAACCAATAATAGCTAGCAAAGTTTGCAAACTTATCATAATCAAACAATCCATCATAGCTGTACTGCTTGGCACGGAACAACCTAGAATGATCGTTGACCTTTGCACCTAAGCTAGATAACCTGTCAATGAGATCCTGATAGGTTGAGACAAACTTTATCTTGTCTCGCACGTCCTTGAAAACCGTGCTAGGTTCTAGCTGGTAATCCTGCCTGAGGTCAGTTGACTCTTCGATGTATCCATCGCTCGTCCTGTATTGAGGCGCAAACTTCCTACCAATATATCCATCTAATCTCTTGAGCTCTGGCTCAGAGATCAGCTGATCCATAGTAGCTGTCAATAGCTTGTCATTGACATCTGTTCTGAATACGCTTGGTAGGAATTCAAGGCTACGCCTATATGCCATTATGTGTTACTCCCGAGACTGGCTTGTGTTCCAGTAAAGATCGCGCCGCCGTTAGCGACTTGCAATTTGTTGGCAGTGAGCGAGTCAACAATCTCGACGTCATCCACTGTAGCTGCTGATATGAATATTTCATTTGGTAAACTAGTTATCTGGAATAGGCTACCAAAGTTTAGCGTGCTATCCTTTGGAACTATGACCACAGTTGCTAGATCCGGTGCCATCTTGTTGTGTATGTAAGCAGCTAGTTCTGAATAATAGAAGGTATCACCAAAGTCCCAATTTTCTAATGCAAAGTATTCATCTATGGTAGTGATGACCTTGCTCCTTAGCTCATTTGGGCTTAGCTTAGATGCAGTCGTCTTGACTATCTTAAACATGGCTTGCAATGACGTTTCTGCCTTGCTACCAAACAATGGACGATATCTAGCTGGATTATAGATGATAGCGTCGCTGACTGACTTAAACATCTCGAGATCAGAATAAGCCAGGGAAAGATCTACCACGCTGGTCGCTACAGGTTCTGTTACCGTGCCTGTGGTGTCAGCTATCCAACGCCTGTATTCTGTGTCATAGCTAGTAGGCAGTATGAACATGTCAATGATGTTCGTAGGAGTAGGATCTATCCTCCTGTCGCTAGGTGCATTGTGCTTATACTGGAAGTAGAAATCTGATCTGCCTGTGTAGAGCCTATAATCTGTGGTTTCTACGATCCTGCGCACGTTGTCAAAGAGCTCTGACTTGTAAAACTTATCTTCATCCGTGGCATAAAATACCGTCCCAAGGGGATTGGCATTTATGCCATTAACTTCTATGTCACCTAGTGTAGCATAGCTCCTGCTGATGGATTCTGGCGATATCCAAGCAAACCTATCGAGGTTATCGTAATCTAGATATTTCTCCTGATACACTTTCTTGAGTTCAGCGTTGGTGCCTTCGTTAACTAGGATATCAAATATTTCTGGATCGTCAGGCACACCGTCGTCGTCGCTGTCACTTAGCGTGACCTTGATCAACGTGTCATCCTTGTAGCCATCTGAGTAAGTCACAGCATCATAAACAGTCCAGACATAGTCTGTGCTCAACAAGTCTGCGCTGTCAGGCAAGCTGTTGCTGCGTAACACCTTGATCGAATCAGTGACCAAGCTGCTAGTGCGAGTGTCATAGATCCTAGTCCTTGAATCAAAATAGAATCTCGTGCCTTTCACGCTGCCAAAGTAGTAGTTTAGTCGCCTGCGATATACCTGATAGGTAGTCTGAGATACCGCAGTAGAACTACCGCTATCTGGATTGATGAATGCTATGAACCAGCTGTTGTCTGAATTAGTACCAGAAGTGTTGCCGCCGCTAGTAACATCGATAGGTGTTCTAGACTCGAACATGAGATTGTTTGCGGTTATGATCTTCCATTCTCTGGCATTTATGTCATATCTCAGACCAAAGTTAGCATTGTTCAACATCTGAGATAGGATCTGTTGTTCTAGCGTTGAGCTTATGGTTTGTCCGTAAGGTGCATAGACATAGGTAGCTCTAGCATCGGTAGGTATGTTTTCGTTTAGCACGACAGGACCATTGCCAGTCGAAAGCACGCCTTTGCCAGCAGCAGTACCGTCGTCAACAGTGCTCAGCACCGTCACCCATATATAGGTCCTGTGTCCGGCTAGTGTTGGTGTTCCTGTCTTTAGGCTGCGATCAATATCAAAGTATTTGCCAGCAGGTGCTTCCATCTTTATCAGAGAACCTGGACGCATGTATATCCTGTTGCCAGAAGCAACTTCACCAATGCTCTGTGGAGCATACTCGTCGTTGTCATCAATTATAGCAAAGTAGCCATTGCATGCATCATTCTCTGCTATGACTCTCTTCCATATCAATGTGCTTGGCAAGGGATTCTTAGCATACCTAGCATAGTACAAGTTGAGGCTTTCCTTGCTCCTTATAGATTCGCTGAGCTCGCCCCTGATGTATCGCTGTATGTCTGATGCAGTGTTCCACGTGAATTCGTTGATCACTTCGTCTTCTTCTTTGTATAGATAACCATCGTCACCAAAGAAGTTAGTTGAACTGTACTTTGAAGTAGGATCAGTTATGTCAAGGAACCTAGACAGACCAGATGCTGTCCTGTTAACGCTCTTGACCTTGGCAATGTCAGTGAACTTGGTGTTTGGTAAGGTATTGTAATCCTCACCATTGACCATCCTGTTCTGTGTGTAGTAGTATTGTGGTGCCTTCTCCTTGACATCAGCTAGAGTTTCTCTGGCGCTGGCATTGCTAACCGTGTATTGCAAGTTAGCTCTGATGATGAGGCTTTCTATCTTTCCTGAGCGAGAGATGTATGGTATGTTGATAGGAACATTCCTCATCTCTTGTGGAGATATGCTGTAGGTTAAGCCATTGCTAATCCTAACCACTGCTCTGTAAGTACCGACTGGTATGTTGGTAAACACGCCGTCGCCAAACACTAGATCGATCTGATCTGATGCGCGGCTAGTGACAGAATACAAGTTTCTGTTAGAGCTAGACTCTGCGTTATAGATCACGTTGCTGTCTCGTAAGCTAGGAACCTGGGTCCACTCGTTAGTATAGACGCCTGCATTGTTAGTCTCAAACAACCACACATCTTCGTTGTTGATGTTGTTAACGTTGAGTCCTACGATCCTGTTAGCCAAGCTTTCTGTGATGGTAAAGTCTAGGTTAGTTAGCGTACCTTGCTTGAATGCTAGGAAGAAACCAGTGTTTACTGATGCGTTTCCTCTGCCATCGTTCCTGAACACCATTCCTAGGCTATCGCTTGGAGCAGGCGAAGCTTCTCGCACGCCCTTGTTGGCATCTAGTTCTACGCTGTAAACTTCAAAAGGATAGCTAGATCCGTTAGCAGTAGATGAGAAGCTAAAGACAGGAACGATGTTATCACGTAATCTAAGCTGATAGAGATCGTGCCTGACAGAACCAATGGTTACCGTGCCAGTTGGTCTTCCCACTCGCTGGCTGGGCTGCAATGCAGCGTTCATTATGGCTGTGAACTGCTCAAACCAATCAATGTTAGTGGGATCGTCCCAAAATATAGGAGCGTTTGCTAGGTTCCTGCCTGAGCTGTCTCTCACTGTTTCAGTGGTAGTCACGCTGACTACCTTGATCAATCCACTTGCTGCTTTAGTGCGGTTTGGGCTGTAGCCCAGCAGCTTGGCCAAGCGATAGACGCTATCTCTGCGCTCAGCAGTTTCCATGAAGTTCTCACGGGCGTTTAGATCTGAGCGGAAAGTGATGCTCTGTCCCATGAACGCCATGAGGTCAAGCAGCGCAACAAACTCTGAGCTTTCTATGTAATCGTTGAAGTCCTCAGGATAGTAAGTCCTGAGATAATCAACCATGCTCTTGCGCAGCGTCTCGAAATCATAGCTCTGGAAATCTGCCGTGCGGAAAGTGGAGTAAAGCTTCTTCCAATCTTCTGCGGCGAATAAGTTGCTCTGCCTGGTGCTAACGGCCATGGATATTCCTCTTTTCAATATTTATTATGGGAGAAATATGACGTTTTTAAGCCGGGCGGGCGGCTCTGCGATCAAAGGTTAGCTGTAGAGTTTCTACTTCGTTAGTGTTGCTATAGATCAGTCTGAGCTCAAGTATCAACCCTTGCTCATACTGATCTACTAGCACTGATTCAACTTTCAATCTAGGGTCATAGTTAGCTATGCGAGTGACGTCTTCTACTATGGCGTTTCGCAGCGTTTCAGTGAAGGGTTCATACAAGCTGTCCCATATGATGGTTCCAAAGTCGGGATTCATCAATTTCTCACCCCTGCGTATGTAGAAATGATTGATGAGATCACGCTTGATCAGCTCAGCATCAGTGAGACTGACTGAGTTTGATTTTATCCCGATCGTGTTGTAACCTCTATACAGCGCCATGGATTATTTATTGGTTTAATAACCACTAATTCCGTTGTTTCTAGCACCGTACCACGCACTCTGCCATCCACCATTAGCTTTAGCATAATCCATTGAGAAGCTGATCTGCTTCTGGATGCTGCCCCAGGATCTGTCTGTGAGAGCATTGACACCTGTTTGATTAGTGAACACTGTACCGAGTCCGCCACCACCTTTGCTACCATAATACAACTGATAAGGTCCACCGGAATATCCGCTATCACCGATGTATTTGTTTAGACCCTCAGCTCTAGCAACTGCAACTGCTTTGTCGGGATCCATGCCTCTAGCGATAGCTTGCTTCCTGATCTCGTCTTCGATCTGTTGCCTTGATATGTCTTCTGGATAACCACTACCTGGACCATTTTCAGCTGGTCCTTGTCCGTCAGCACCTGTGTCACCACCACCGCCTGGTTGGCCTCCGTCTGCAGGACGCTCGCAGTTCTCGCCGGTAGCAAATCCAGAAGATCCTCCGCCAGGGCCTGCTGGTATGCTGCTCATAGGAGATTGAGATTGTATCTCATCAAGTGCTTGTGCAGGGTTGCTGCCCATAGCAAGATCCGGGCCCACGCCTATCCTAGCAGCGCCGCCGCGTCCTAGTGCTGCGTTCTGCTGGGCTCTGCTCATGCTCGCTGTATCATAGCTTCCCATTGCAGGAGATCCACCTCTACCTTGTATCTGTGCTTGTGTCAAGCTCGTTGCTGGAGCTTGAGCATTAGTAGTGCTAGTCGTGCCAGCAAGATTACGTGCTTGTGTAGCAGCCGCAGTGTTGATCGCATTAGATCTTGCACCTGGTTGCTCAACTGTAAATCCTCTTCCGCCGCCTACTGCTTTAGCATAAGCAGCTTCACCAAAAGTTTCCTTATACTTGCTTGCATTAAAATTAGAAGATCCCGGAACTAAGCTTAATGCAGGGTCTTGACCAGTTGGTGGCACTGCGCCACCACGTCCTGCTTGTTGGTTGTATTCCTGTCGTTGCTCGGTGCCTTGAGCACCAGTATTTGTGTTTGCAGGATTTTGTCCATTTTCATGGCTCTTGTAAGGTTCGTGGCTTGGAGCGCGTGCCACTGTTGTCTGGTATCCATCTACGTCTGCTGGTTTTTCAGGCGGCACTTGCTCAGCTTCTTTAGCTTCACCCGAGTTCCAACGGAAGCACTTGCCTTGCACAACTAAGAAGTTGAATGCCTTGATAAAGACATCCTTGAAGGATGTCATCATTATCTCTTGGCAAGAATGCAAGTGTAAACTATCTACGCCTTCAATCATGGTCTTAGCACCGTGTATCTGCATCTCTTTGGTGCCTTGTATCTTGGTACCTTCCATACCTACCAGCTTGAGATTCTTGCCAGCATGTATGCTTACATTATTGTTACCGTGTATGTTTATGTCGCCTTCGCTAGCAAGATTGATTCCTGCTTGACCATAGACATCTATCTGACCGCTAGGGCTAAGTTCTATCCATCCAGATCCTTGTGCATTGATTAGATATATCATGCCAGTGTCGTCATGCATGGTTATCTGATTGCCGCCGGCAGTCCTCAATCGTATTAGCTTGCTAGCACCACCTTCATCTCCATCATCCATAGCAAAGCTATGGCCAGATGGGGTCGAGAAGCCCATGACGTTAGATGGGGATTCACGGAAGGAACTAGTAGACACTGGACCGCGCAATGGATCATCTTGCACGCCTTGAGTCTGATAAGTTGCAGCAGAAGGATGCGGCGGTCTTTGTACCGTCCTTATATCAGTGGCGCTCAATACCTCTCCGCTAGCAGGATCAAACTCAGCTTCAGGCTGGCCGCTCTGTCCTTTGCCAATAGCAGGAATCATGCCATGTGCGACTTCAGGAATCGCCGCAAACCAATAGCCCCTAGATATGTCGCCATCAGCAAACACGATCAGGACTTTTGTTCCTATAGCCGGTGGTTGAACCCACATGCCAAAGGTGCTTACATCTTCTTGTTTCTTAGCATTGTCTAGAGACCCTGCTGTAAATTGATCTCTGTCTGCTCCTTTGAATTGACCAGCTGTTACTTCACCTGTTATTCTCTGAGTGGCGCTATAGCTGGTGATGCCATAGAATGGGTTAGCATATTGCACAGTAACCCAACTGCTAGTTACTAGAGGATCACCGCCGTAGCTTGGAACCCAAACTTGCAATCTACCAGAGAACAAGGTATCATAGTTGTTCACTACTACAGCAGTATGCACTGCGTAATCTGCTTTAAAGCCTACTCGTTCTTGACGATCTTCTGGTCTCGTTGGTTGATTGATCATGACTTAATCTATCCTATTAATACTTGTGATTCTCAGCCAGCATCATCTGCTGCGCCTGGGCTAGATGTGTTAGTAGTTGGCGATACTGGGGCTGGAGGCTGCACTGTGACATTGTTGCTGCTGTTGAATGTAGATGTGTTCACTGTTTGATTGGTATTAGCACCAGTCCTGCCTCCGCTAGTCTGCCTGTCACGGGTATTTCGGCCGCCTGAATTTTGATTATCCCTATTGACTGCGTTAGATGGTTTGTTCTCTGTTTGGTTCTTAGCTCTGACCATGTGTAAGGTTTGCTTGAACTGACCGCTTTCAAACACTGATTCTACTGTTATGACTTGATAGACACCAGTTATCATGGTCTGATCTGTCGTGAGTTCCATCAACCCTGTGGTATCTGAATAATCTCTCGGAGTCTTGAACTTGATCTTGGCATAGACCGCTTCTGCGTCAACAGCTATGCTACCATTTCTGTCAAACCCATCAGTTGATATCTCTACTAGATCGCCTTGTGGCCTGACAGACAAGTCCTGTGGTATCCAATCTGGATCTCCAATGATGTCTATGTCAAGCTGAACTAAGTCAGCATTATTAGGATTGTTCAGCTGCTGATCAAAGTATTCTTGCACGGCAGTATCTCTGGCACCCCTTAGGATAGTATAAGATGCTTGCCCAGGCTGGCCCATGTAAGCATATGTTGTTTCGTTAGTTCCTGGGTTATCTGGTGCAACGGTATCTTCCACAGTGTTCGTGCCGGACATCGCCTGGCTGGCGCTAGGACTTGCATTCTGGAATAGATTGAAGTAAGCTAGATTATACTGTAGATCAATGTTGATGATGTCTTGGTTCTTGCCTGTGAACAACCAATTATACTCTTTAGCTATCAGTCCTCGATCAACAGTAGCTTGTCCTGCATATGGATATATCTCTCCGTACTTGAAGTACGTGGTTACTTTGTAGGTTACTGTTCTCTGATAACGCTGCCTGATCTTATCAAACTCGCCTAGTTCCACGACAGGTATGACCTTGATCAATTCCATGGGTTTATCTTTTTGGCTGTTAGGCGCGTCAGTCGTCATCCTATCCTGGAAGTATTTGGTTTGCATGGCTATGCGCTGCACCACGTCCTTGATGTTAGATCCGCCTGCTACCTCAAAATATTGCCTGAGTGGATCATTAACTGGTGCATCAGTTGGACCACCAGCAGTTGGTCTCGAAGTACCTCGCTTGTATATCACCGTGCTATCGCTGTCTACTGATTTGAAAGTTACCTTGCTGTTCAGCAGTTCATCGTTCTTGCTGTTGTTAGGACCAAAGCTTGTTACCACGAACTTATATCTGTCAGGTAACTCACAAAGCTTCTTATCTTTGGCATCATCTTCTTGATCGTTCAATGCCTGAGCTAAACTGTTAGGCCCTTCTACCAGGATCTCTTTGAGATTCTGCCCGTATAGCTGCAATCTTTGCCTTGCTACACCAAACTGTGTGTTGAGGGCAATCTGGCTGTAAGGGACCATCGTTATGTTATAGGTAGTACCTGCACCGGTGATGTTAAAAGTTATGTTGATTATCTGGCAAGGAATTAACTTAGGGCCAGAATCTTTTATGTTAGTAACGATCTTACCGTTATCATCATAACCTACGAACTTTATCTCGAGGAGATAAGGCAATTGGAAATGCTGTTGGCTTCCGCCCATCTCGTCTGCCATTCGCTTGAGCTCTGGAAGGAAGTTTACTCCGTAAGGTTCAACCACAGACATCTCTATAGAAAACAGGTTAGCGTTAGGACTTGCTTTGTTATTGCCAATCACACCAGATGTCCTCAAGTTAGAAACATACAGGTCATTCTTCATGCCTGAATCGCCTTTCTTGAAGCCTCCAGACTTCAGCACTGGTCGACCACGAAGGTTGCCCGAGTCTTTGCCAGACAACACGAATTCATTGTAGGTGCCGACGTCTAGCATGTAAAGTCCTATCTGGTACGTCCAGTTGACATATTCATGCAGTATGTTTGATCTAACTCTTATCTTCCTGTTTAACGGGGTTTCGTTAGCTGATGTTAATGCGGTTACGCCGCCGCCGTTAGTAGTGACGCTGTTATTACCGCCAGTTGCCGGCCCAGTTCCTCCTCTGTTAGGATCAGTGGCAGTTCCTTTGTCATCGTCGATAGGAGTAGCAGTGTTTGATGATCCACCGCCTTCTCTGTTAGGATCAGTGGTAGTAGTTTGGGATCCTTGTTCTGTCTTACTGGTTGACGGGCCAGTTGAGTTTCCTGGGCTTGGTGTAGCATCAGACGTGCCGCTGGGAGGCGCAGTGCCATTGCTAGGAGAGGCAGTATCGCCTTGATTAGGACGCTGCTGCTGATTCTGAACGCTTGGGGCATCAGTAGCAGCGGATCCATCTGTTGTGTTCCTGGCGCTGGCACCAGTTTGGATCTTACCGGGATCATTCGGGTGCTGCGTGCCAGTATTTGGTTTTGGTGTAGTTGAGCTGCCTGATATGGCAGAATATGCATCGTCTCTGTTTGGGACAGACCCTACGTTAGATAGTGGTTGTTTAGCATTTGGAAAATTTATGGTACCGTCGGTCTTTACATAGAGCTGATCTGATACCAGCTTACCTGTGGTTTGTGATTCAACATAAGGATATTTCTGCAATATCTCTTGCAGCTTAGGTTCAGCCTGCATGCGCCAACCATTGGGGAACGATTCAATCGTCACGCCGTTAACTGTCTGGTATGTCCTGTTGGCTGCTAGATAATCATTCCATTCTGTTCTTGCTTGATTTAGCTGCCTGACTGCTTCTGCCTTGTCAGCTGCGGTGCTGCTAACAGTAAGCTGGTATTGATCTGCCATGTTAGATACCTAGCACCCTCTTTAATGTCTGTAGCTTAGGCAAGTAGATAGACACACCGGCTTGGAAATCAAATATGGGATCTTCTATCGAGTTGGGATTTCTAGCAGCAAATACCCACCACAATCCAGGATCACCATACAAGTCAGCAGCTAGCAGATCTGGCCTGAGAGCGTGCATGCTCTTGATGGTATAGACAGCGTCATCTGGTTCTTTTGGAATGGCTCTAAACTCGAGAACGTCGAGATAGAAATCTTGCATGCCTGTTAGGAAATAAGGACTGCTTTGACTATAAATGGTATCCATCAGATAAACCCTCCTCTGCCGTTCTTGGCTCCCAGCAACCTACCAGCAGCAAATTCCCTGAGGCTGAAGTCGTTGCTGATGCTGCGCCTCGAGTAGACAGGTTTAAGTTCTATCGTAAATTCTTGCATGACAGGTACTTTAGTGTTGCTGCTTGATGTTATGTAGTCTACGTCAGTTGGCAGGTTTGCAGAGAAGCTAGATACCACTACTGGCACGCTAGAGAATTGATAATCACCATGACCATCGAGCCTGAGAACAGGAGGCGGAACGCCTGCTTCGCTGTCTTGTCCGTAGAACATCTTGGTCACTGAGCGGAAGAAGTGCTGCACAGCCACGACATAATCTGCCGATGCTTGATCCTTGGCAGTGAAGGTACCAGTGATGCTTATGGTTGCTGTTGGTGAATTCTGATAGAAGAAGTAAGAATAGTTAGAGTGCGTTAGCTGAGCTTCATCGTAGTTTGCAGAATGAGCGACAGATATAGACGGAGTGTAGGGGAATATCACTTGATTATCGCTCTGCACCAGCGGCGTCAAGATTGGATTAGCTGAGCTTATGAACACGCCACTAGGATCTGATATCCTCACCCTATCTTCAGTCTGATCTCCTTGGAACTGTACCTGGTTACGGCTGGTGTTGCTGTACAAGGGATTTTCAGCGAACTGACCAAGTCCTGCTGCTACTAACCTAGCATTCTTGGGATCAAATGCTAACCTGCTAGCCGCTATAGCTGGATCAATGATGGGAGTGCGTCCCAGAGATCGTATGAAATCGTTAGCTTGCGGTTGTGGGTTCAGTGACAGCAATGCTTGGTTAGATAAGAAATTGTTGCTAATAGCTGCACGCTGATCTGCTCTAATAGCTTGCAAGCTTGATCGTTCTAGATCATTCAATATGCCACCTAGTTGATCATAGGTAGTGCGATTAAAAGTACCAGCAGTGTTGCTATAAGTAACGCTGACTGGTATGTCAGCTTCATAAGCCACGTTAGTTACTTGATCCAAGGTAAATCCCATGGATTTTCCTAGCTTTCCTAGGATCTCTTCTTGTCGTGGTGTGTAAGTTGCCATTTGTGATCCAAGAATATTGTCCTTGTTATTTATTGGAACTAATATGTGCTATTATTTGGAGTTAAGCTTTGGCTAAAGTCAATTACCTCAACAACAGAGATCTGCTGCGGGAGATCCATAAGAGCAAGAGCTCTTACTGTTATTTCTTAGATAAATCAGATGCTGCATATGACATGATACTGCCTAGCGTCAGCAAGATAAACCGCAATAGCATAGCACAAGCTAAGCGCAACAGAGCAGAACGGTTAGCTCGAGAAGCGTGGGAGATAGCCTTAAAGGAAAACCCAAAAGTCAAGCTAGACGAGTTTAGGCAAGACCCCAAGAAGATAGTCAAGACTGATTTGGTGTTCAGGATCATGACGTTCGATCACATACCATTGGCTCCAGGTAGGAAGAAAACACCAAAGACCAAGAGCGATCATCACGTCAGGATAAACTTTCCTCCTTTCCAGCATTTCAAGATAAGGGAAGATGACAGCCCGTATTGCGTGGGCAAGAGCCATTGGCAAGGTGGATTAGAAAACGGAGAGTTTTCCAAGGACCACGGCAAGATGACCAACGAGCTAGCCAAGATGTTCATGAAGTTGTGCGAACGCTATGGTACCAGGGGCAACTGGCGCGGTTATACCTACAATGACGAGATGCGAAGCCAAGCACTGCTACAGCTAAGCCAAGTTGGATTGCAGTTCGACGAGAGCAAGAGCTCTAATCCGTTTGCTTATTACACAGCTACCATAACCAACTCATTCACCCGCATACTCAATCTCGAAAAGAGAAACCAAAGCATGCGTGACGACATACTAGAGATGAATGGCATGACACCTAGCTACACTCGCCAGACTGAGTGGGGCATGGGCGGTGGTGGCGGGCGAGGACCAGATGAATGAAGCTGATCGCAGGTGGCGACAGCTTTGTTTGGGGAAGTGAGCTAGCTGATCATAAGCATGCTGGTCCCGGCGGTCATAGCCTTTCTACTTTTGCTGCTCTGCTGTCACAGAAGAACAACCTAGAGTATCGTTGCGTGGCCATACCAGGTTCTGGTAATGACAGCATCGCTAGGCAAGTGATGTCAGCTTGTTCAAAAAACAAGGATGCAGTGGTGTTAGCGTCTTGGACTTGGAGTGCAAGATACGAGTTTAGATTCACGCACGATAATAGATGGGAAACCGTCAGTGCTAGGCAATATGAATTGGGATCTAAGCTGAATGTTCCGCATAGAGATTTCATCAAGCACTTCTTTCAATCAGTTGGATTCAGCGACTATTGGGAAACTTATAACAGCCTCAGAGAAATGCTTAGATTGCAAGACTATCTCAAGCTGAGGCACATACCTTACATGTTCACCATATCAGACAATTGGTTTGACAAGGCGCACGCTATCAAGCATCAAGACGACAACATCAGAGCATTGCATTCTGAGATTGATTGGACACGATGGTATCTCTTTCCTGCAGGCACCGAAGGCAATCATACCTTAACACCACGCGGTTTCTATCAATGGGCAATAGAAGAAGGATACGAGATAGCCCCGCAACATCATCCGCTTGAATCTGCTCATCGAGATGCAGCCGAGATGATGTCAGATCATTTCTTGACCATGTTACAGTCAAGACCGTAACATACGTGCATGACGAATCCTTTTAGCAGAGCCTTGGTGTTCACCGACATACACTTTGGCAAGAAGTCTAACAGCCAGCAGTTCAATCAAGATTGCCTTGACTTCGTAGATTGGGCAACCAAGCTAGGACAAGAGAAAGGCTGCGACAGGGTAATCTTTGGTGGTGACTGGCATCACAATCGCGCCAGCATCTCAGTCTACACTCTAACAGCTAGCCTCAAAGGACTGGAGCTAATCAATGATAGATTTGATCGCGCTGACTTTATTGTTGGCAATCACGACCTGTATTACCGTGATAAACGGACGGTGGCCAGCGTTGAGTGGGCTAATCACATACCTAACATTCACGTTCATAGCGATATATTTCGCGACGGAGATATGGTACTGGTACCGTGGCTAGTAGGCGACGAGTACAAGGCCATGCGCAAGCTAGAAGCCAAGCATGTGTTTGGTCACTTTGAGCTGCCGCGCTTTAAGATGAACTCAATGGTAGAGATGCCAGATCATGGCGAGATACAAGCCGAGGATCTAGGTGGCATCGACTACGTGTGGACTGGTCACTTCCACAAGCGGCAGACACGCAACAATGTAACCTACATTGGCAACACCTTCCCGCATGATTACTCAGATGCGTGGGATGATGAACGCGGTGCGCTGATACTTGATTGGGACGGTACCATGGAGTACCATGCTTGGCCCAACGCTCCTAGATACAGGACGCTCAAGCTTAGCCAAGTGCTAGACAATCCAGAAGAACACATCACGCCTACCAGCTATCTCAGAGTTAATATAGATATACCTATCTCATATGAAGAAGCTAATTTCATTAGAGAGACGTTTGATCAGCAGTACAAGCCGCGTGAGCTTGCGCTGATCCCGCAGAAGCAGGATGAGGTTGTGTTTGATAACTCTATCGAGATCAAGTTTGAGAGCGTGGACCAGATCGTGCATGGCCAGTTGGCTGCGGTTGACAGCGAGTTCTATGACTCCAAGCTGCTGCTACAGATTTACGAGAACCTCTGATGTTTAAGATCAAGAGCCTAACCGTTAAGAACTTCATGAGCGTTGGCAACGTCACACAGAGTGTTGACTTTGATCGCAACGATCTAACCTTGGTCCTCGGACAAAACATGGACCTTGGTGGCGACGATGCTGGTGCCCGCAACGGTACCGGCAAGACCACCATGATCAATGCGCTGAGTTACAGCTTATATGGCCTAGCACTGACCAACATCAAGCGAGACAATCTCATCAACAAGACCAACGGCAAGAACATGTTGGTCACCTGCGAGTTTGAAGTCAGTGGGCGTAGCTACAGGATCGAGCGTGGGCGCAAGCCCAACGTTCTCAAGTTCTATGTCAACGGACAGGAACAGAACCAAGACGAGCATCAGGACGATGATGCACAGGGCGACAGCAGAGAGACGCAGGCCGAGATCGAGAAGCTGTTGGGCATGAGCCACGACATGTTCAAACATGTCTTGGCGCTTAACACTTATACCGAGCCCTTCCTTTCCATGAGGGCTAATGACCAGCGTGAGATAATCGAGCAGTTGCTTGGCATCACTCAGCTATCAGCCAAGGCTGACAGGCTCAAGGAAGTGGCCAAGATAACCAAGGATGCGATCACGGAAGAAGAGTATCGCATCAAGGCTGTTCAGGATGCCAACAAGAAGATCCAAGATCAGATCGAGGGTCTCGAGCGCAGGCAGAAGCTTTGGATAGCTAAGCGGGATGAAGACATCCAGAAGCTAGCAGATGCGCTAGAAGCACTGAAAGATATCGACATCGAAGCTGAGCTAGAAAACCACAGGCTGTTGACTTATTACTACAATGACGTCAAGCGCAGGGATGAAGCCAAGAAGTGGATTGCCAGCATCGAGGCTGCTGAAGCCAAGGAAGCCAAGCGCACAGCACAATTAGAGAAAGAGATCGCAGCACTGCAAGAACACAAGTGCTATGCCTGTGGCGGCAAGCTGCATGATAACAAGCAGGAAGCCATCCTAGCAGACAAGAAGAAGCAGTTGCAGGAATCAGCCCTGCAGAGCCTAGCACATTCTACTCAGCTGATGGATCATCTCGAGGTATTGAAAGAAGTTGGCGAGCTAGGCAAGGCTCCCAAGGTGTTCTATGATACCATAGAGCAGGCACAGGAACATCGCACCAGCATGGACAAGCTGACCACTCAGCTAGAAGCCAAGCTAGCAGAAGTTGATCCTTATAGTGAGCAGATTGACGACATGCGCAACACTGCGCTGGAAGAAGTCAACTGGGAGCAGGTTAACGAGCTTAACAGGCTGAGAGAGCACCAGGACTTCCTGCTAAAGCTGCTTACCAACAAGGATAGCTTCATACGCAAGACCATCATAGATCAGAATCTAGCCTATCTAAACGCTAGATTGAGCTACTACTTGCAGCAGATTGGCTTGCCTCACTCAGTCAAATTCCAGTCGGATCTGACCGTTTTAATCGAGGAGCTGGGCAGGGAATTGGACTTTGACAATCTGTCTAGAGGCGAAAGAAATCGCCTTATTTTGAGCTTGAGCTGGGCGTTCCGAGACGTCTGGGAGGGGCTTTATCAGCCCATAAATCTGCTGTTCATCGACGAGATGGTAGATAGCGGCATGGATACTAGCGGTGTAGAAGCTGCTATGGCCATACTCAAGAAGATGTCGCGAGAGCGAAACAAGAGCATATTCCTTGTTTCGCACAAGGACGAACTAGCTGGGCGTGTTAACAACGTGCTCACAGTAACTAAGGAGAACGGTTTCACTACATATGGAACCGACATAGAGATAAAGGAGTAAACTATGAACGATACACATGAAGCCATGGGCAAGGCCTGGGCAACTTATTTGGAAGAAAACGAGAAGTTCGTGACCAAAGGCGTCAAAGCTGCTGCTGGTCGTGCCCGCAAGGCACTGAACGATGTTCGCAAGCTAGCCGCTGCTCGCCGCAAGGAGATCACGGAAGCTAAGAACGCTATGACTGCTGAAAAGAAGTAATCAATGAAGATCGAGATACAGCGCAACGAAAGCAGTTCACCCCTCGTCTATGACGATGTGATCAATGCTTATACCAAAGGTAACTTGTATTGCGTCCTGTTTATCAAGGACGGCAACCGAGTGACACATAAGTATCCGCTGTGTAGCATATTTCGAATCATTGAAGACTATCCAGAAAGCAAGAGATAATTGCCAAGCAAGGGAAAAGCCAAGGGTAACGGATGGGAGAGGGAAGTCGCAGATTTCCTATCCCAGTTGTATGGGGAAAGCTTCGTGAGGGTGCCCAACTCGGGCGCCTTCATAGGTGGCAAGAACAGCCATCGCAAGACTAACCTCAGCGAACAGCAGATCCGTGGATTCAAGGGGGATATAATTCCAGGTCCCAGTTTCCCTTGCTTGAACATAGAGGCGAAGTTCTACAAGGACTTCGCCTTTCATCAAGTAGTACAAGGCTCATGCAAGCAATTAGACGACTGGATAAATCAGATATTGACCACTTGCGACGCAACAGATATAAACATACTTGCGATGAAGTTTAATCGCAAAGGCTCATACATAGCACACGAAATCAAGCATCTGCCAAAGATACAAACAGGCCCCAGCTACATACGCTATCACAATCAAAAGCAACATCATGGCCCTTGGATCATCCAAGAATTCGAAACATTCTGGCAACTCAATAGTGACGCAATAAGACTTTTAGCTCAGTAGAAGCACAGGCCATATAGCCCCTTATATTCGTAATCTGATGGTTGCGGAGACACCCCGACATTGTCTCCATGTGGGCACAGCAAGGCTAGCTTTAGGCTAAAAGATCGCGGCTCTGTGAAACAGATACAACCGCAGCTAAGATACACGTTCGCTTGTTAGGGCGTGTTGAAGTTCCGTCATGAGAAGCTGGAGTAGGGGGTACCGGGTGACCGCCTCCGTGTAGTGATACAATCTCCTTTAACACAGTATGACAGAGTACTCAGATGAAGTGTTCTGATCAGCTTCGCCTGGAAACAGGTGAAGTATGACTTCATATCTAGATGAAATCTTATCGCTGAAGCGTAAAGAAAAATGTTCGAGCGAAGCGAAGAACAGATGTGCGTAGCACATCTTCACATGATGATAGCTGCTTCTCTCTGTGTAAAGAGATTGAATGTATCACCTGATCTGTTTAAGTCAAGTGTAGAGCAGTGAATGCCATTATCCCAGAAGTATTGATGTCGATAAGGACACACGATGGGTTCGATGCTGTGCTTGTCTAGGAAATCAAACACTCGATTGTCATGCTGTGCGAACACTACCTTGCTCTCGTCGATGATCAATGCATTGATGCTGAATATGGTTTCCTGTACGTTACCTATCCAATCAGTCAACCATGCAGCTACGAACTGCTCGAACTCTTGATCAGTCTCTCCGCGGATCATCCACCACTTGGTAAAGTCTGGTGATCTAGCGTTAGTCATCTTCCTGTAGGGATGATCCTCATCGCTATCGATCTCTAGCATGTCCCAGTCTGGCATGAGTGTTGACCAATCGATACCTATGTCCCTACGTGCGATGCCCACGCCTGGCTTGAGGAATATGAAGTCTCCATCGTTGTGGCCTCCCAGCGTTATCTGGTTGATGCGATTGTGCGGTAGCTGTTTTTGCAGCCAGGCTATTTCTATGTGATGGAAGGTAGCATATCGATCAACGATTATGTCTTGTCCAAGCTGCGTGATGCTGGGAGCAGCTAGTTCATTGTATGATCTCTTGGAATATCCCGGCAATCTCAGGAAAGGCGCATAGCAAACATCTTCTAGCTTGCTTATTATGTTAGGATGATCAGCACCTACCAAGAACATCTTATCGCCTATGACCAACTGGCCATCTCGTGGTGCCATGGGCGGTCTAGGTACCAACGTGCTGTCTTTGATATGCTGCTGTATGCTGCCTTCTGCTCGATCAGGTCTGATGACGCCAACGCCTTGCTGTCTTAGAAGATCGCAGAGCCTTTGGAAATCTTCTTCGGTCTCGTCAGCTATCTGCTCCAGCATGTGCTTGGTCTTGCTGTTGGGCATCTCGCGGAAGAACTCGCGATCATAGACTCGCCCAACCATTGCGTTGCGCAAAGGGTGCCACTGGCAATGTATGTTGAGATCGATCATCAGAAGAACGGCATGCCTGATTTCTTGGTAGTCTCGAGGTTTTCCTTGATCAAAGATCCAATTAGCTTCTTATCTTCGAGATCGAGATCCCAAGCTTCTGTCATGGTGATGCCACCACGCATGTACCAACATATCTTGATTATTTCGTTCTTGATCTCGTTGACCTCCCGGTCCATGCTAGACAGATAGCTAACTATCTGTTCGTTATCTAGCGTGAGGAGCCGGGACCGAAAAAATTTGCAGGATTGAACTCTAGCTTAGTCTCGTAGGTCTTTGTGCATCCTTCGCAGTTAACGGTCAGCATGGGCAACTGATAACCTTTGACATATCCATCAATGATAGATCTGATATTATCAAATGTTTCTTTATCTACGTTGCTGATGAAATCAGCAATCATCCCTTTATCAGTCACTACTTCACCATCAGGGGTTGTTATCTTTTGAACGCTTTCTGCCAGTCTCAGCCCTAGCTTGCTAGCAAGAGTCTTGATAGCACCTTGCAGTATGTTCTGCCTTTGGCTAGTGGTGATGTTTTCTTGCGCAAGCTGCATGATGATCCTCTGTTCATCATACGTGTCTTGATCTAGCTGATTAATAGCTCTGTAATCAGTTGGTTTGAGATGAAGTAACAATGTACCGCAGGAATACTTTGGATCATCTTCAGGTTGCTTGATGTTTTCTAAAACCCAACGCAAGTCTATCTCACCGTCGTTGACATGATTGCAATGCGGGCACTTAGTTTCGATCTTCATCTCATGCCCGTAAGTTGCTATCCTGATAGCTATCAATATGACGTCTAGATCAGTCCTAGGTGTGCTCCACGGGTCTAGTATATTTGGCATGCAGCTCTGTATCATGCTGGTAGTAGCGGTTCCGTTCATCAGAGCGTCAGCATTCTTTACTAATAGCTCATCCTTGCCTGTCATGCTGAGAACCGGGTATTCACCGTTCTCAGTCTTGGCTAAAGAACCTTCTGGCCACCATCTGTCTTGTCCAGGCAGCTTGATGAATATCTTTGGTTGCCTAAAGTGCTTGCGCAATGGGTTATCGGTCATGTGTTTTTCCGGTTAAATAAAGTAGCTGGATTCAGTTGTATTTATATGGGTAGATAATGGCCGTTACGGGAAAATTTGGTGATGAGAACATAGAGCTCAACAATGCTGCTGAAGAAGCAACGTTGCAAGAGCTTGTGGACATAATGAAGAAAGCTACCACATCTGGTGGTAAGCTTGATCCTAAAGCCATGCAGGGATTAACTGACTCTGCTAAGAAAAACACATCTAGCTTAAACGACATGCTCAAATCAGCTACTCGCGGTGCTGACGGTCTAGACGAGCTTGCTACCGAGTCCGAAAAGGGACAGAAAGCAATCAAGAATTTTGGCAGCAGCATGGCGTCTACTGCTTCTAACTTTGCCAAGAGCATGACACAAGCTAGTGGCGAAGGTGCAGTCAAGAACGTGTTTGAAGCCGCTACAAACGGAATCACTGACACCATAGAAGCAATAGGTGACGTAGTACCCGGTGGCGTTGGAAAAGCCATAGCTGGTGGAGCGAGTGCGGTAATCGGCACCATTGGCGGTGCAGCTGGTTTCTTCATAGGTACCATGCAAGAGTTTGGGGAAAGCTTCCGCGAGCAAGCTAACATGGGATTCATAGCTGGCGAGGGAATAGGTGCTTTCAACAACAAGATACTAGAGTCTGGCATGACCTTTGGGCAGTTCAACGCTCTATTGAAGGAAAATTCTGAAAATTTAAGGACGATGGGCGGATCAGTTAGCCAGGGTGCTAGACAAGTATTGAGATTGCGCAAGTCCTTGCAAGGACAAGAAGAGCAGTTTCTGAGATTAGGTTACGCTCAAGAAGAACTAGCACCTATGTTGGCAGAATATTCTGCCATCTTAGAACGAGGTGCAAGTAGTAGAACTATTAGCGATCAGCAGCTTATAGAACAGAGCTATGAATACGCTAAGAGCTTGCGATTAATGACTGATCTCACAGGCAAGAGCGCAAAAGAGTTGCAAGATGAAGCTCAAGCTGCGGCTACTGAAGCTAAGAATCAAGCTTATCTAATGGACCTAGAAAGGCAAGGTCGAGCAGGCGCTAGCACTACGTTTGGAATGATCTCAAGCGATCTAGCCAGACTTGCACCTGGATATGAAAATTTGTTTAAGGATTACAACACCCAATATGGTGTTGCTATGAGCGCCACGACTGGTATCTTAGAATCACAGAATCCTGCTCTAGCAGGTGTCTTGCGCGAGATGAAAGAAGGTATCGCAAATGGCACCATTAACGAAACTAATGCAAGAGATATTTTTATACAGAAGATAAAAGAAAACGAAGAAGGAATTAATCAAGGACTTAGGAATATTGCTAATCTGGCACAAGCAGGTATTGAAGGTACTGAAGGTGTTGGTGTTGCTATCAAGAACTTGAATGATATCTTTAAGCTTGATCTTGAAGCTGCAAAAACAAACTTAGATAAAGCAAAGACAACTAAAGATGAGTTAACCACATCTTATGTTTCGTTGTCAAACGCTAATCAGAATCTAGCACGGATACAGAATGAATTAGCGAATGCTATTGGAGCTGCAGGAACTAAGTTTGGATTAGTTGGCGGAATAGAATCTGCTACAGATGCTTTAAAATCATGGACTGAAGCCTTGCGTCCTGAATTTTCAGCTGAGAGGTTAAGTGCAGGAGCAGAAGCAGCTACGAGAGTAGGTGAAGGCGGGTTAGTTGAACCAGTTCCTCAGAATTTAGGAAGAGGCGGCACTAGACCGTTGACAAGTGCTCAACAGCAGCAGCTAGCTGACTTTGAGAGATTCGAAGGCATGAGTGACGAAGAACTTGCGCAGATAGGCATGAGAAGAAGCATAGCGTCAGGTTCTGGATTGTTTGGATCTGATTTCCTAAGCAGTTGGGTTGGAGATAACATCTATGAAAAAGTCAATGATAGGAACATGCCAGGTAATACTCCCACAGTCAGTGAAAAGCGTTTTGCCAGGGGAGGCATTATTCCAGACATGGGACCTGATGGAATCAGCATCAGAGCAGGTGACGGTGTTTCAGAAGCAGTAGTTCCTTTGCCTGACGGTCGCAATATTCCAGTCAACATGAGCACAGACTTCAAACAAACTAATCAACTTTTAGGTTCACTTATCTCTATCAACCGTGCTATGCTACAGGCAATGGAACAAAGCAACAATATCAGCAGAACCTCTGCTATGTACGCTAGGTAAGTATAGTAGCATTAGGAACAAATTACATGTCATGGCGCAAGCACTTTAAGATAGCTAATCCAGACGGTGTGTTCAGCCCACTAGGTGGCGGACAATCATCGAGCTCTACTCCGCAGTTTGGATTCAAGAACTATCAGAACCCACTACCAGATGTCTACACTGGGCATCCAAACCGCATCGAGCGTTACAACCAATATGAGAACATGGACATTGACCCTGAGGTCAATGCTGCCCTAGACACCATCGCTGAGTTCTGCACACAGGAAAGCGACGAGAATCAAACGCCATTTGACATCAAGTTCAGCGATGAACCAACCAAGACAGAAGTAAAGATCATCACAGAGCAGCTCAAGAACTGGTGCAGCTTGCAGCAGTTTGACCGCAGGATGATGAAGCTGTTCCGCAACACTCTCAAGTATGGCGATCAGGTCTTGATCAGAGATCCGCAGACCTTTGAGCTCTTCTGGGTTGACATGGCCAAGGTAACCAAGATCGTGGTCAACGAGAGCAAGGGCAAGGAGCCTGAGCACTACTTCATCAAGGATGTCTCGCCTAACTTCGAGAACCTGACCATCACCACTACTACAGCGCAGGACACTTATGTCCGCAGTCCTCAGACTGGCGGTGCCACAGGCAGCTACACATTGCCAACTGCTCCATACACTGGCGGCAGCAGATTTACCTTAGGTGCAAACGAGAAGAGCATAGACGCCAAGCACATCGTGCATCTCAGCTTGACAGAAGGCTTAGATGCCAACTGGCCATTTGGCATAAGCATCCTCGAGAACGTGTTCAAGGTCTACAAGCAGAAAGAACTGTTGGAAGATGCTATCCTGATCTATCGCGTGCAGCGTGCGCCAGAGCGCAGGGTGTTCTACATCGACGTGGGCAACATGCCCAGCCACTTGGCCATGCAGTTCGTTGAGCGCGTCAAGAACGAGATCCACCAGCGCAGGATACCTACGCAAACTGGTGGTGGCAACAACATCATGGATGCTACCTACAATCCACTTAGCATCAACGAAGACTACTTCTTCCCGCAGACAGCAGAAGGCCGTGGTTCTAAGGTCGAGACCTTACCAGGTGGTGAGAACCTAGGTCAGATCGATGACCTCAAGTATTTCAACAACAAGCTGCTGCGTGGCCTGAGAATTCCAAGCTCTTACCTACCGACTGGTCCAGAAGATGGCACAATGGCCTACACGGACGGCAAGGTAACTACTGCTCTCATCCAAGAGCATCGATTCAACCAATACTGCAAGAGATTGCAGAACCTAGTGTCGAGCACGCTAGACAAGGAGTTCAAGACCTTCCTAGCTTGGCGTGGATTCAACATCGACAACAGCTTGTTTGAGCTCAAGCTGACTGAGCCAATGAACTTTGCTGCTTATCGCTCAGTTGACGTTGATGCTGCTAGGATACAGAGCTTTACTGGCATAGCTGCTACTCCTTATCTATCTAAGCGTTTCATGCTCAAGAAGTACCTAGGCCTCAGCGATGTTGAGCTCAAAGAGAACGAGGAGCTGTGGCGCGAAGAGACAGGCAAGAGCGCAGAACCAGCAGCTACAGGCACGGATCTACGTAACGTAGGCGTGAGCCCAGGTGCTATCACGGGCGACCTAGATGCGCTAGACACACTCGAGCAACCAGCTGGTGAAGAGGGCGGCTTACCTGGTCTAGAAGCAGGCGCACCAACAGCTACACCACCTGGTGGCGCCACACCTGGAGCAGCAGGTCCAGCAGGTGGGCTACCTGGAGCAACGCCTACAACGGGCCCAACGGTGTAAATACTACGGAGAAACTAAGATGATCCTGAACGAGATGTTTGCAGAATACCCAGATCAGTACCAGGATCTATCCAAGGATGCTAGTCAGTTAAAGTACACTGACACTAGGAAAACCAGGCTAACATTAGATCAAATCAACAGGCTTCGCAAGATGAATGACATGAGGGCTCTAGAACATGCAAAAGAAATGGCATTAGTGCAACAGATGTACGGCGCGCAACCTACCGAGCAGACATTATAATAAGCGCGTTGTTTATACCAATTTTTCCGTAATAACTACCTGTCAAGCGCAGATTTGTTCAAAATCTGCCTATTATAGCTCTATATCCAAGCTCATCATTAAATATTCTTAGATCCCACGGGATATAGGAGTTATATCAAATGAGCAAGTCTAAGTTTGAAGCACTCATTGAGCACATCCTCAATGATAACACAGAAGCAGCTAAAGAGCTGTTCCATGACATCGTGGTCGAGAAGAGCCGCGAGATTTACACAGATCTAGTACGTGAAGAGTCTGAAGGATCAGAGGGTTCAGAAGGATCCGAAGGTGCAGAAGACGTTAAGGAAGCTATCGTTGATGAGATCGGTGGCGATGCCGCTGACGACATGATCGATGACATCGAGAGCGATGAAGCAGGTATGGGCATGGATGCCGCTGCTGATGAGCTTGGTTCAGAGATGGGCGATGCAGATTCTGCAGAAGCTGGCGAAGAGATGGGCGACGAGGAAATCGAAGATCGCGTCGTTGATCTAGAAGCTGCTCTCGACGAGCTCAAGGCTGAGTTTGACAAGCTAATGAGCGCAGAAGAAGAGAGCCACGCTGAAGCTGGTGACGAGATGGGCGCAGAGATGGGCGCAGAAATGCCAGAAGAAGGCATGGTGCGCGAGTACGTCGAGAAGGCCCCAGCCCCAGTAAAGTCTGAGACCAACGTAAACGCTCACAGCGTTGTCGCTGGCAAGAACGACATGGGCGGTACTGCAAAGAACCTAGTCCAGGGCGGTGAAGCCAAGGGCGCCGCAACACCTAAGTCAGGTGACATGGGCGCTGTTGATCCACGCGAAGCAGGCAAGTCAGCTTTCGACAAGAAGGCTCCAGCTGCTAAGACTGGTGAATCAGGCGTAAACGCTAAGAGCACATTGTAAGGAACTGCAATGAAGCCCCTTCTAATTGAGAGCTTGACTTTCGACCAGGCCCAGATGGTGACAGAGAGCGCCAACGACGGCAAGGATCTATACATGAAGGGCATCTGCATCCAGGGCGGGGTAGAGAACGGTAACAACCGCATCTATCCCGTCAATGAGATCTCTAAAGCCGTAAAGACCATCAACGAGCAGATCAAGGGTGGTTTTAGCGTGCTAGGTGAAGTTGATCATCCAACTAACCTGCGCATTAACTTAGATCGCGTCAGCCACATGATAGAACAGATGTGGATGGACGGCCCTAACGGTTACGGCAAGCTAAAGATCCTTTCAACCCCAATGGGTAACCTAGTGAAGACCATGCTTGAAGCTGGTGTCAAGCTAGGCGTATCATCAAGGGGTGACGGAAACGTAAACGAATCTACTGGTCATGTTAGCGACTTCAACATACTAACAGTTGACATAGTAGCACAACCTTCCGCTCCAAATGCATATCCACAAGCTGTCTATGAGAGCTTGCTGAACATGCGTTATGGTCATCGCACGCTTGAGATGGCTCAGGAGCTTAATGAAGACAAGCGAGTACAGAAGCATGTGACTGAAGCAGTCAAACGCTTTATCAATGAACTGAAAATATGATTCAGGAGAAAAATATGTTCGAAGCTATCAAGCCATTACTCGATAGCGGCATACTCAACGAGGAATCAAAGGTTGCCCTAGAGGAAGCCTGGAAGTCTAAGTTGGATGAAGCAAAGGCTGAGCTACGCTCAGAGTTTGCAAGCCGTTACGAGCACGACAAGAGCGTGATGGTTGAGGCCTTAGACAAGATGGTGACTGAAAGCCTTACTGCTGCTATCAACGAAGTAGCTGCTGAGAAGGCACAGTTGGTCGAAGACCGTACCAAGTTCGTTGCAGAAATGCAGGACAAGGTAGGCAAGTTCGAGGCTTTCTTGGGTGAAAATCTCAAGAAGGAATTGACCGAATTTGTACAGGACCGTGAAACATACAAGGCTGGCTTAGCTCGCCTTGAGAAGTTCGTCGTGCGTGCCCTCGCCGAAGAGCTTTCAGAGTTTGCGGAGGATAAGAAAGACCTCATTGACACTAAAGTCAAGCTGGTTGCTGAAGCCAAGGAGAAGCTCGAGGATCTGCGTCAGCAGTTCATCGCACGCGGTTCTAAGCTGGTCGAAGCTACCGTCACCAACACACTAAGGTCTGAGCTTGGACAGCTCAAGGAAGACATCAAGGTTGCTCGCGAGAACAACTTTGGACGTCGTCTGTTTGAAGCATTTGCTAGTGAGTTCACTGCAACCCATCTTAACGAGCACGCAGAGATGCGCAAGCTACGTGACATGATGGCAAGCATGGAGCAGAGGCTAGTGGAAGCTGAGACCAAGGCTGCTGAGAAGCAGGCTCTTGCAGAGTCCAAGAACCAAGAGATCGCAAAAATCAAAGATGGTATCGCTCGCGATGCCAAGCTCAATGAAATGCTGAAGCCATTGGCCGGCGACAAGCGCCAGGTAATGGTCAGCCTGCTGGAATCAGTTGCTACTGACAAGCTAGAAGGTGCTTTCCAAAAGTATCTACCAGCTGTCATGAACAACACAGCAAAGAACGACCGCAAGGTCATCAACGAATCCGTTACATCAGCTGTGACGGGAGACAGGGCCGCCAAAGCCCAAGATTCAACTGAGGACAAGGGCAATATAGTTGAAATCAGACGTTTGGCAGGATTGAAGTAAAAGGAAAGAAACAATGACTCAGAACTTAATCGAGAGCCGTTGGGACGAGACCAAAGACGCCCTCCTAGAAGGCCTCAGTGGAACCCGTCGCAGCACCATGGGTGCCGTGCTCGAAAACACCAAGCGTTACTTGGCAGAATCTGCTTCCGCAGGTGCAACTGCCGCTGGTAACGTTGCTACGCTTAACCGCGTTATCCTCCCAGTGATCCGTCGTGTGATGCCAACCGTCATCGCTAACGAGATCGTTGGTGTGCAGCCAATGACTGGCCCAGTTGGTCAGATCCACACGCTGCGCGTTCGTTATGCTGAGGACTTCACCTCCACAGCATCACCAGCAAACGGTCCTGGTACCGACACAACCGCTGGTGAGGAAGCACTGAGCCCATTCAAGATCGCTCAGGGCTACTCAGGTGTTGCTCCAGGCGTTAACAGCGCCGACGGCAAGGCTGGTTCAACCAGCTCAATGGAAGGCACCCCAGGTCGTAAGATCTCTGTGCAGATCCTCAAGCAGGCTGTTGAAGCCAAGACTCGTAAGCTCAGCGCACGCTGGACATTCGAGGCTGCTCAGGACGCTCAGAGCATGCACGGTCTTGACGTCGAGGCAGAGATCATGGCTGCTCTCGCACAGGAGATCACCGCAGAAATCGACCAGGAAATCCTCTACAGCCTGCGCGCCCTAGCTGCTCAGGAAGAGAGCTTCAACCAGGCTGCCGTTTCTGGTACAGCAACATTCGTTGGTGACGAGCACGCTGCTCTTGCAGTCCTCGTAAACCGCGTTGCTAACAAGATCGCTAGCCGCACACGTCGTGGCGCTGGTAACTGGGCTGTTGTGTCTCCAGAGGCACTGACAATCCTCCAGTCTGCAACGACTTCTGCTTTCGCTCGTACAACCGAAGGCACATTCGAGGCTCCAACCAACACCAAGTTCGTTGGTACCCTCAACGGTGCAATGAAGGTTTACGTTGACTCTTACGCATCTGACGGCACCTCAGTGCTCGTTGGTTACAAGGGTTCAAGCGAAGCTGACGCTGCTGCGTTCTATTGCCCATACATTCCGCTGATGTCTTCAGGCGTTGTGCTTGATCCATCAACCTTCGAGCCAGTTGTTGGCTTCATGACCAGGTATGGTTATGTCGAGCTCACCAACACTGCTTCTTCTCTAGGTAACGCTGGTGACTATCTCGGTGAGATCGCTATCAGCAACGTCACCTTCTCATAAGAGAAAAAGACATCACGATATAAAGAGGGTGGAGAAATCCACCCTCTTTTATTAAATAAACTTGCTGATGCGAGTGCATCAGTTTACGGGGCACCACCCCGTAGGCCTAGAACGCCCAACAGGAGAAAACAAATGGCAAAGTTTAGAGTAGCAAAGACAAACGCACAAGGCACTGCATATAACAACGGTACACCACTAGAGGGTGGTCTTACTTCACTGACTGGTAACCAGATCCAACCACGTGTAAAGATTGGTGGAGCATCAGAAGCTACAGGTTCCATCCTGCGTGCCAAGGGTGCTAAGAAGTTCTTGGTAACAGACGGCGCTTCTATCAATGATGAAAGCGTAACACTAGGCAACATGTATCAGATCCTGACACTTGGTGATACCAATTGGGCAGCTATGGGCGTCAAGGGTACACCAGCAGTTGGCGGTATCTTTGTTGCTACAGCAGCAGGCGCAGGAACCGGCACGGTCTCAGCAGTGGGAACATGCACGTTAGCGGATACAGCTAACGGTGCTCTCGCAAATAACACCATGACCATCACCTGCACCAAGCAGACTTCAGCTACTTTCCGCGCTAAGCGCATAACCAACAAGTTCGTCTGGGACTTCTCAGACAACAAGTACAGGGTCAGCGCATCTAGCGCAGCTACTTCACCAGCAGACGGTAAGATCGAGATCGTCAACGTTGCAGTAGCTTAATAGCTAGAAATTGAACTAGATCAAATCGCGTGCTAAATTAACAGCACGCGATTTTTCTTATCATGGACACTAAACCAGCATTCGTACTAGGCAATGGAAGATCTAGGTTATCTGTCAATCCAGAAGACCTAAGATCTCATGGAAAGGTATATGGCTGCAATGCTCTATATCGAGATTTCACTCCGCATGTCTTGGTAGCTACTGATCCTGGAATCACTGCTGAGATCGAATCTAGCGGATATCCTATCAACAACGTGTTCTACACTAGGAAACCAAACACAGAAATTGGATCTAGATTGATACCTAAGCATTTTGGATTTAGCTCGGGCCCAATTGCTACCAAGCTAGCAGCAGATGCAGGGCATGGAGTGATCTTTCTCTTAGGCTTTGATCTGCAAGGACAAGATGGGCTGCAAAACAACGTATATGCAGGCACCGAAAACTACAGACCGCCGGGGGAAAAAGCAACCTATCACGGTAACTGGGTAAAGCAGCTAGCCAAGATATTTGACGAGCATCCAAATCAGCAGTTCATAAGATTGATAAGCACAGACGGCATAGTACCCTACGAGTGGCTAAACAAACCCAACCATTACACGGTCACTCTAGACTATTTCATGCCCCGCATAAATAACAAGCCATGGCTGAGATTAAAAGAGTTAATGACCAATATACGATAACCGCTCCTAGCATCTTGCTAGACGGAAACGTGCAGATCACTGGATCAAGCACTACTGTTGACGTGATCACTTCTGTGATCAGCGATACTAGCATCACGCTTAATTCAGGTGAAACAGGTGCTGGTGTTAGTACCTTAGGTACTACAGCACAGATTATAATTGACAGAGGTAGCTTACCAGCAGTAGAGCTAAGATGGAACGAA